CAATTCCCACTGCAAAAGCTATTGCTAGAGCTTTTAGTGCTGGTATAACAAAACCATCAATCTGTTTCCACAATGGCATGAATGCTGCCCACGCTTCTTTTAATGAGCCAATCATATCGTCTATTGCAGGTTTGAATACTGATGCTAAGAAACTACCAACCTGTTGTATCGCACTCCAGAATTTCATAACTGTTGGCTCTAGTAAATCCCAATTTTGTTTTATTAAGCCTATAGCAACTCCAACTAATGCAAATACTGCGACAATTCCAGCCATAACAGGAGTTACAAATCCAGCGATCACTGTACCTAAAGCCACTAGTCCAGCTATAAGAACACCTAAAACAACGCCACCAAAAGCTGCCATCGCAGTTTGATTGTCTAATAAAAATGCTGTAAATTCACCTATATTAGTAAGAACAAGCTGAAATGCTTTACCAACTTGACCAATTGCTGCTGACATCTTTTTTTGTCCAGCTTCTAAATCACCACCACCAATTGCTTTAACCATGCCCTCTATGCCTTTAGCGACTGCGTTATTCATGTTTTTAAAAGCAGTACCTATACCAAATGTTGCAAGTCTCGCTTGTTTTTCTAAAGATTCTAAACCACCGCCACCATCTTTATTTAGTTTTATTAAATCATCAGTCAATTTTTTTGGATCTGCTGCATATAGTTTATATAATTCACCAGCACTTTTACCTGTAGCTTTTTGCAAACCCTGTAATGCAGTTGGCATTCTACTTAATGCTGCTTGTATCGTAGTTGCCTGTGTGCTTCCGCCAGACAAAGCTCTAGTTAGACTGTCTATTACTATGCCAGCATCTTGAGCATTCCCACCACCAGCTAACAACGCATTGTTCATCGCAAGAAAAGCATCTGTAGCTTTATTAGCATCTAGTCCAGATGCTACAAACTGTTGAACTCCCACAGCACCCTCTTGCAGTGTTGTTGGTAAGCCATCAAGTGATTTTGCTAATTTACTTGTTGACTTTGCAGCATCCGCTGAACTAGCACCCATAGCTTGCAATACTCTTGGAAAAGCAACCAGCGTATCTACACGCTTAACCGCATTTCCAATATTCTTTACAAATACAGCAGTAATGGCAGTTCCAACCGCAGCTAAAGCGGCTACTCCAACTTTAGATACAGACATAAACCCTTTATTCAAACTAGATGTAGACTTAGTACCAGACGATTCCATTCTGGAGTTGGCTTGCTCTATCTCTTTTTCACCTTGTCTATATGCTGAGGTGTCAATCTTTGCTAGAAGTGAAATCTCGCCAATTACAGTCATGATATTGATTTCCTTATGTAATTATGAAGTGTCATTATTCATCTACTTTCATTTGCTTAATAAGATCTTTAGTTAAAGTATTAAATGCTTGTGATGGTTTTTTCGCTGCGGCTGAACCAGCTCCAATGAGTGCTGATTGTGCATCATGGAACATATCTCTAGCTTTAAGTTTTCTTGATGCCTCAATCAAAGTTAGCATTTCAGCAGTTTCTATTTTATCTTCCTTAACGTCCAGATATGCTTGCCAGCCGAATACAATTGCAAATTCTGTCATTAACAGCCATTCGTTGTCTACCTTAAATGAACCCTCTGTGCTAGCCTGATGTGCTTTGATCTTAGCTAGATCTTCAGGGCTTATATCATCAAGTTGTTGTTGGCGAGTCTTTGCGTCCATTAGCTTGCTCTTTTAAGTCCTCGAAAACTTGAACCATTATTGCAAGTGGCGTTTCTTCAACCCACTTACTAACTTCTGAGTTATTCTTAGTATTGTCTTTGAACATACTTTTAAATGTTTCGTAAACTACAAGTTCGTATGAATCATACTTATCAAGATCTTCTTCTGTTGCTGTTTTGTTTTCCACTTTTTGGTCTAACATTGTTAAGCGTCTTTGAGCTTGGCTTAATCGCATTTCAGTTCCTGCACCGGGAAGCTTAACAGTCCAAATCTTACCATCAACATCTACTTTACCTTGCTTATTGTATTTGCCAGTGTTGATCTTGATTGGTTCTGTAGCCATTTATTCCCCTTTTTATTAAGTATAACAGAATGGGGGCATTTCTACCCCCCACTAATTACGAGCTAATAGCTTCGTATTCTTCTGTTTCAGCGTTCCAGAGTGTAGGTTCTGTTAGGCTACCAGTTCCAATAATAACGATCTTACCATCGTGATCGTCACTTGGCTGTCCATTAACAGTGATCTCTACAGTTACAGGATCGTCTACGTTTTGCACGATCTCTACACTAGCTTGTACTGAGCCATTCGGTACGAATATATCGTTGTCCGAGTTAGGTTCGCAAGTATAGTGAACTACTAGAGGTGTGTTTTCTCTTAGCATACATTCATCGCCACCAAAAGCTGTTTGACCAGCTACGGTTGGTCGGTCTACTGATGCTGTGTACATATCTGGTAGAATATTCTTCAAGTAATTCATGCTAGGTAGAGTTACATTAAATACAACCATAGTGTCATCGTATGTACCGCTAGGCTGTTTGAAAGTACCAGCTAAAGTCGGTACTTCTCTAGTTCCCTCTGTTAGTGTGGTTGTTACACCATCACTGCTTAAGTATTGGGCTGGAATAGTAACGCCATTAAGTGAAACGTCAGCTTTTCCTCCCATGTATGTTGTTGCCATTTTATGACTCCTTTTTATAGTTAATTTGACCGCTTATTACTCTCACTATTTTGTCCTGATCGTCTGCACCTACATTCTCAACTGAGCTAGTAGGCACGATCTGAACATCATAGTATCGAGTTGTTGAGTAAGGTGGAACTGTTGGAAGTTCGCAAACCTCCCCATAAGCCTCTTGTAGATACTCAAGTATATCTTCAAGCTTTTTAGAGCTTGTTACTTTATTAGCATTCCGAGAGTAGATGTCAAAGGCTTGGGTCTTTATGAACCGACCATAAGTCGATCCTCTCGGTACAATCCAAACACCATTCTTAGGGTTGCCTTGCGAATCAAGTGGAGCATCTTCAAAGAATAAATCAGTGTCGATAGTTCCAAAGCCCTCATTCTCTAGCAGTTTTAAGATGTGTAATACGATCATACCTTACCCCTAAAGTATTTAGACTTGTCGCTTCGTGCTACTGAGTCACCAGCTTTCGCCAAGTAACCTTTAGTCTGTGGATTCTTTTTGTTCTCAAAGTGTCTACGGCGAGCATATGGCACTTTAGACGAACCAAACTGAACTTTATAGCCACCAGTGACAGGCTCAACAACTCCGCTATTAACGAGGTTTCTGCTTAAGACTGGTGCAAGTATTTTAGCCTTGTTATGAATATCAGTTGTCATTTCTAACAACGCTCTATCCATGCCAGCGACTATCTTACCTGACCAGTTTGGTTTCATGTTGACTTTTACAGACATTAGCTTGATCCTCCAAAATCAGCATAGCTGGTTTCTTGAAGTGTTGCTGTGAAGTGTTCCATTACACCATCGTGAAAGTTCTTGCCGCCAGTTTGCCCTATAATCTCATATTCTTTGTCGTAAACTAATACGCCATGTCCTACTAGATTATTAGCTAGTGGCTCTAAGAAGCTCTCAGTCGATCTAATGTGCAAAGTTGCGTTACTATCCTTAGTTTCGGAGTTATCCCCTCTAACCATATCAGAACGCAGTTTGTAGACACCTGTAGCCGTATGACTTGCAACAATAGTATTACCAGCAACGCCACCACGGGATATTTCCAAGAATGTGTAGTCAGTTAGATCAAACAGATCAAAAACTTCAACACTCATTTAAAGCCCCATGCTGTACGTTCGGCATATTGCACAAGCCATACTTAGCTATTGTCTTACGATTCTCAGCATAAAACTGATCATCTAAGTCAGCGTCAAGATCAAACTCGATTCTAAAATCCTCAACCTGTTTCTTGGTAACTGTTCCGTCAAACTTATTCTTAGTAGAGATAAGTGCAAACATTCTAGCCAGCAAGAGGTTTAAGTCATTAGGCACTATGTCGAATCCCCAAGTTGCAGTCACTTCAATTTCATCGTCTGAAAGAAACTTAGAACCTAACACTAGAGAGTTATACCAGCTACCTGTTCGCTTATCCCATTGTCGCAAGCTGTAATCGTCTGAGTCTTTTTCAACTTCATTAACTTTTACTTCTGTGACTGATTGGAATATATCGAGGTAAGCTGTGCTATAACCAGCTCTAGTATCAAATGTTCTAGCTTCTTCAACTTCGTTCAAAGTGATACAAAGCAAATCTTCTAGGTTCTCGGTTGCAATTTCAAGGTACATTGGGTAGTTATCATCTTCAATTGTCGTTAGACTTCGCCCTAAAAGGGCTGCCATTACGCTTTTATCCATTGTAACCCCCTTTCCTTAATTAAGAACTTGCTTCTGCACCGATAGCGACAGCAGCGTTAAGCTTAGTTACCGCACCACCAGCGTAAATCTCTTGTAGGTATTCTTGCTTGTTAGTACTTAGCAAGAAGTTAGTGAATGCTTCGATTGTGTTGTCACCAACAGTTGTGTAAGCACTCGGTACAAAGATGTAAGCATCGTTGTCAGTATCTTCGTCTAACCAGTCTGGTGAAATAACACCAGCAAAGCCAAAGACTCCGGCTACGTTAGTTCCAGGCTGGAACAAGTAACCACCGTTAACGCCTTGCTCTAGGAGTAGATCAGTAAGGTAGTCAGTCTTAGCAACTAGGTACTTAGCACCCTCAGCTTTAACTAATGCTCGTGAACGGATTAGTGATTCATACTTAGTTTCAGAAACAGCAGGGCTGTATTGTGCAACGAATACTCCAGGAGTATCAGCAGCGTCATCTT